GGTGCCTCCGGCCCTGGGGAGACCCTTCCCCACCCCAGCGGCGCTCCTGAGCAAGCAAGCGTTCACCAATCACCATCCGTTACGTTTACCCGCCTGATCACATTCTTTGTTATCTTGTTTCCTTTGGCTGCATTGCAACAATAATGAGCTGCTTGCAAGTTATTCCAATCCTGAGCGCAAGCCTTTGGAGATGTATAACCAAACTCTTTCCACCGGCTGACAGGTTTTATTTCATCTATCACAAAAGATAACGGATGTTGTGCATTACTTGGCTCATCGTAGTGGATAGGACCGAGACGGCCCTTGCAAATGCCACAGGGTGCATCCATTGCCCGGAAGCGTGCTCTGTGTTTGCGTCTGAGATTGCCATTGCTTTGGCGTGGATTTGTCCGTCCTCTTGGGTTTGCCTCTGACAAAATGACCCCCTCCGGTATATTTTCTATATGCAAAAGCGACAAGCAATACTGCCTGCCGCTTAAGGGAATAATACATGGTCTTGAAGGAAGAACATGATTTTACGCTACTATTATAAACTTTTTTCTTGTGAGATTGTGTGTGGAATTTTATAATCAAGCATGGCATTCTTGTAAATCACTTCAAAATATCCCAGCGCTTCACCATGCAGGACTCGGACATAATCGTAATCATATCCCATTTCCTCATGGATGACATAAAACTTTTTGCATTCCACATAACGCTTGAACAGGATCTTTACATATCGGTCATCATCAAGGTGCTGGATCTGTTCCGTGATCATGTTACGCATGGATTCAAGGCGAACCTTTTCTGTGAAGATCTTTTCTTCCATTTCAATGAGCTTTAGCACGTTGCGTTCTATTGCATCCGCCTGGACAGATACTTGCACATTGATCTTGTCGTATCGTATGGCAGCGGCACCGCCAGCGGTTTCACGTAAGCATTCCAAACGGTTCTCCATTTGCTCTATGCGGATTGATAATGATTCGATCTGTTCAAGATATTCCTTAGCATTCATTCCATCACCTCAATTGGTTTGCCCGTTCCCGCCCATGTGCGTTGTACACTTGACGGATCACAGATCAGCTTATCTGCCACACGAAACGCCTGATGCAAATATGGTGAGTTATCCAGGATCACGGAGCTTGCCACGTTCTCAAGAAAATTGTTATACTGTTCCAGCGCTTCCGGTCGCATCACCGCGATTGCCTCATATACCAGCGGGTGTGGCCGATAAATCACAGTGTGATCATACGCCAGCTCATTCTGTATCATGTTCCAATGTCTTTTCATCCTGCCAAATGGATCATGTGTGAATGTCCACAAAGTGCCACAGATCAGCGTCACAGGATGCCGCAAGCGCTGGTATTGTTCCGGTATCAGATCATTCTTGTGCATTTCAGCACATTCTACCTTAGTGGATCCACCGGTTTGTATTATCGTGCCGGCATAATTCGGAACCGTTTCATGGAATCCCACCACATCATCACAAGATCCTAAGCAGATGAAATCAGAATTGCTTGCTCCGGGATGTGTGAAAAATCTGCACCACTTCTTTTCTGCAATGTTTCCGTGATATGGTATGTAAACCAATTTGCCATATTTCTTCAGCTCATCGGAACAGCAATCCGGTGTAAGGCTGGTAACATTGTTATGATTATCATACGGATAATGGATGATGATATAATCATAACTGTTGTTATATAACGCTTTTAATTCAAGTGCATTGAATCCGGCATTGATAAACGCATCACGCTCATTGTGAAGGTGTCCACCGGGATACGTTACAAAGTCCAGCGGAATAATATCGGCACTGATGCCGCGTGTTTCCCATGCTTTGACGTATACCGGTTCCATACAATCCCACATTGCGAATTTGTACGGACAAAATGCAATGCTAATCTGCTGCTTATTGGCAGCGCCCAACAATGTGGTGATAATTGTTTCACTTGGTTTCGCCATCACACGCCCTCCCTTCTCTTGCCAGAACTGCACGATTTGCCTCATCACTTTCCTTCTGCTGGTCATCGAATTGCTTCCGCATAACAGCGGCCTTGTCGATCTCATCCATCCAGAGATCCTGAATGTAAACCCATGCTTCATGCAGGGCATGTGTGACATCATCGTGGTACATCCCGGAGTCATCCTTGCGGTTTCGGATCTCTTCACGTTCATTCCAGAGATCTTCCAGGCGGTCACGCTCATGCTCCGTGATGCAATCACAGCCGTATGCTTCCTGGATATCCTCAAAGCGCTCATAATCATTGAGGACATTGAAGCGCTTGGAAGTCAGTTCTGCATCACGTTCCATAGCTGCTTTCTTTGAGCGTGCGCGGGTTTTCTCTTTGATGTAGCGGGCCTTAGCATCATCGATGAGGAATGATGCTTTGTTGATTGCCTGTTGTTTCTGTTTTGCTATTTTCTCAGCTTCAATCAATTCGCTGGGTAATATTATGTTGCTCATTTATTCACCTTCCCTCTCCATCCTTGCGCCGCAATTAAAGCAATAATGCAATTCATCTGTATTTTTATCACACGTTGTTAAACTGCCGCAAAAGGGACATTCGACATATCCATCTTCTGAATAATCTTTCCACCGCCCCCACCTTTTCCGCAACGCTAACGGATGGCAACTCTTCCAACCTTGCCCGATTGTATGTATATGCCATGCTCATATCATTTTCAATATCTTCTTCAAAATCATCAAAGATTTTAAGCGCATCGTCACGGCTTATAGCATCCTCACAAGGCTCTCTTGTAATAAGCCCATGACGTTCTAATGCGCCTGCAACCTCTGATATGCTCCATGTATCATCTTTGCAAGGCTCTTGCTCTAATGCTTTGATTATTTCATCTTGCTTATCATAAGGACACCATTCTCTGATATAGTCTTTTGCATCTTCTTTTGTCATCCATTATCCCTCACTTTCCTGTGGCTCAACCTTGCACCCCTGTTTCTCAAGTAGTGCTAACTTTGCAAGTGCCATTCCGATTGTTGTTGCCGTTCCATATGATAGGCTTTTCTGTATCATCGAAAAATCCTCTTGTGCTATCTCCGAAAAATTGTCATTCCAGTCAAAAGGTTTTACTATGATCTCGGTCATCCCTTATCCTCACTTTCTATAAGACTATTGCCCTAATACAAACGATTTATATTTCTCTATTGCAACTTTCCTGCCCCACATCTTGACCATATTCTGATATCGTGCATCATGCTCAAACTTCTTAACATCAACATCTGGCAATGTCTGCCCTGTCTTTATAACATAACCAACCTCTCCGCATTTACACTTGATATCTTTTAGTGGCAATTCTGACGGATATACACCTATCCACCGATTTAAACATTTAAGGCATATCAATTCAGCAACTTCATATTCTGTATCATCTTCGATATATGTCATACTTCCTCACTTTCTGCCTTGTATGGTTCTGGTAATGGCATCCAAGCGATAATCGTTCCTGTTTCTTCAACCGCAGGGTTTTTACCGTGAAAAAACCACTTGCCATTAAACCAATCAAGTAATACTGTAGCATCTTCGTAACAAGCAAGGTATACTCCGTTTTCTTCCGGCAATCTCTCAGAAACAGGAATCCACTCATCTACCTTTTCAACAACTTTCACAGACGGAATATTTTCCACAAAGTCATACAACTTGTTATATGCACCATATTCCTCAACGCATTGGCAAAAATCGTTTATTGCGGTCAAAACATCGCCACGATGGATAGCATCATCACTTTTTGGTGGTTCGAGTTCTGAAATGCTTTTCACGGCTTTTTCAATGATTTCGTCCTTGAATCCTACAAAGTTGATCCTCAGAATTGCTTTGATTGCTTCACTATTCATCATTTTTTTTTCACCTACCTCTCTTAATGTTTGCAAAGGTCGTAATCATACATTGATATTGTTACGACAGGTACACACCACCTGTTTGATTCTGTACCTCTTAACCTTATATCAGTATAAAACGGCGATTCAGTAACCTCTCTGTCAGCATACTTATCAAAATTTTTACTGCTATTCACATACGATTTGTGATATGTCTTTCCACTGTATGCGCCTTGAATTTCATACATTACTCCATAACCTAATAAATTTTTCGCTTCATTTACTGTCATCTCTGTTCACCTACCTCTCCATCAACATGATTTATCATCTTCAATGCATCCGCAACCTGCATACCACTCTGTGGCGTGCAACCTATCCTTGCCATCTTCCCTGTCCCGGTAATACTCATATGCAGCTCTTACCCAGGAATACTGCAGACAGGTATCCACATCACAGTTATTTTTCTGACATTCCCTGTCAACATACCGCTGGAAGTCTTTGTTTGTGTTGTAGTAGTTTTTCAAACTGATCACCTCATTTTCTGAGGGGAAGAAAAAATTATTTTTTACCATTGATACCATTGATACCATTGATACATCAATGGTGCCATCAATGGTAATACACCCCCATATCAATATATATAAATAGTAAAAGAGTGTGTAATAGGTATAGTATTTATGCGGCTCTTCAATGGTAGCCTTTTTATTTACTATTGATTCATCAATGGTAATCAATGGTAAATTTATATAAATTATCCTTCCCCCATTTGAATAAAACCGTCGTTTACTTCATCCAGATCAATAGGCGGGTAAATTTTCCAGATATAAGGGGCATTTCCGTTTTTGATCTTTTCAACCTTAATGCCATCATATGCCATGAACATACCTTGCATCTTGCTCATAAAACCGCCAACCTGTTTGTTGCTTTCCACAAGGCCAATTTTGAAATCAAGGGCCTTTTCCAATATTGCACCAGCTCTCCCGCTCCAGGGTTCAACACAAGTGTTTGCTATGTTCAAAACCACGTTTCTGATCTGGCTGTCAAAATACTCTTGTTCTTTATCTTCCCGCTCTCTCTGATCTTTGTCACCAACCTCAGCAACGCCCTTATACTCCCAGCGGCATTCCTTATCGTTGAATTTGATTTCATGCATGCTCTGACGCACTTTACGGCCTGTTATAAACATCTTTGCATCAAGATCCGTTCTCCGTTCCTTGCTAAGAACCACTACAGCATCAGCGGCACCGGTCACGCCATTCGTACCGGATACATTCATCATTTCATCTTCAGCATGTATCATTTTGGTGGTATGGGTAACAACCACAATGGCAATTTCCTTTTCCTCTGCATAGGCTTTTAGATCTTTCCCGGTTCTATAATCGCAATTGTAGGCACTTTCACCCTTTGCCTGATGATGCTGGATGTAGTTTAATGTATCAATCACCACAAGCTTTGTCTGAGGGAATTTCTCAATGAATGCGTCAAGCTGGAAGAGAAAACCCTCACTCAGATGCAGCACATCATTAAAAACAAAGTGAAAATTTTTCGGAGCGTCCTGTGTTACCATATTCAACCGCTCTTGCTCAAATTTTTCGCCGTCTTCCAATGCCAGGTATAGGGTGTCCGATTTATGGGTCTCAAAACCCAAAAACTTCTCACCTTTTGCCACCTTCAAACACATATCCAGCATCAGCCATGATTTACCCGTCTTAGGCGGGGCCGCAATAACCGTTTCCCCTTCCGGGATCATTCCTTCAACCGCAAAATAAGTTTCCGGGAACTCTTTATGCTGCAGATCATAAGAAGAAATATATTTCCATGCGGGCATATTCTTCTTTATTTCTTCCACATTATCTGTCTGTTTGGTGATGATATACTGCTTGTGAACCTTCCAGCCGCTTTCGATCCTGGCATCACTTTCCGTCTGATCATATGCATCAGGTTCAAACTTCAACCTCAGATCTTGCCACGATTTATCAATACATGATTTGTGAAGGCAGCGGAATCCGATAGCTCCGGAAGGCTGCACGATCACCATACTGTCAGGTGCTCTGTGACTGTTGTTGAACGGGCATTCATCCAGGACATATTTAACAGCTCCGTCTGGTGTGGTGTTTACTTTATTAACACCAATACCATGCTCAGATAGCCAGGTTTCAACATTAAACTCACTGGATCTCTTCTGGATCCGCGCCGGCTTCTCTTCTGCTGGCAATGTGGCGGCCAATCTTTCAAAGCATGCCCGCTCAGTGGTGCGGATTTTGCCAGGGACTTTCACGATCTGACTCATCCTGTGGGGCCGTTCTTCCGTGTCAGCTCCCTTCCTTGCTATGGATCCATAAAGCTTGCTTACCCTTGAAGGGTTATATACAGATCTATCAATATCCACCTGGTCATTTGTGAAGATGGCATCAAGGGCATACAAGCACTGTTTTATCAGTTTTTCATTCTCATCATTGTTTGGTAGATCTATCGCATAAAGAAGATGGCAGCCATTCCCAGATAACGCCTCAATTGGTTTACTGAATCCCATATTGGCAAGATACTCCTTGACGCGCCCTGAGCTTGTTTTAGCCGCTTCCAGCTCTTCATTGGTGGAACTTATGCCGCTGTTACGTTTCGGGTCAATATCGACCAAAAACCAGCGATATGCAGTGATATCTGAATCACTTGTGGTATCGTCTATTTGTAAAAATCTCTCATGCTGCTCTCTGGAATAACAACCTTCTGCAATTTCATTAAGGGTATAAAACACATTTGCCCGGCGTAGATCTATTTTGTTAAACGCTGCTTCCAGATTTTCCGTTCCTTTGAAAAATCCGCTGATGGTTTGCTTTCTTTTCCCGGAGCCGATCAGGATCCGGATCTCATAAAGAGCATTGTTCGGTTTGAGTATTTCAATACTCTTTTTCACTCTTTCAATGTCAATGTTATCCATTCCCGCTCCTTAATAACTCAACAATTCTCTTGCCTGTATCTTCTTTTTCACAAAACTGAAATTCCACCCCATACCGTTCTGTTATGGTAGATAAACTTTTATACAACTGTTCCCCAGAGATAGCCATTTTTTTCGGCTCAACCTTCACTCTTTTGGGTCTTCCGTTAACCGTGACCCATTTGTAGAATTTTCTACGTGGGTTTACCCAGAAAAAAACGTCTTCAAGAGTGGCAATCTCTTCCCCATGCTCACACAATATGATGATTTTTATGCCTTGCTCCTGTGCTCTGATCAACTCATTCCGGAACCGCTCATGCTGCTGTGTTACATTGCCACATAGCTCTTGCAAATCCTTTTTTCTGTCTATTACAAGGCGCGGGTTATCCAGGTTCATATAATCGCCAACATACAGTTTTGAACGGTAGTGCTGGACTCCCAGCGCATCAAATTGTTTCTCAATGCGCTGGATTTCAGCCTTGTGTTCTCTTGTATCACATTGGATCGTCATAATAATCAACCCCACGGAATAGAATCATCAGCACCCTCAGGGATATTCATAAAACCATCACCATCAGTTTTCTTTGGCCTGTCAAGATAAACAGGATCCGGCACAGTAGCATCAGCAGCCTTACTCAACTCACAGAACCAGCGCAACTCTTTCCGCATGGTGATTTTCCCCTGGTATTCGTTTTCAACCTCTCCGAAAACGCCACCGATCTTCTTATTCTTGAACTGAGCCGCGAATTTATCACCCCAGATTGCTTCACAATTGTTTGACTTCTCAAAGCTGGTGATAAATCCCTTGAGCTTCCTGGAACATTTCCCGTCAGAATCTTCACAGACAATGTAGGCTGTGCCGGCATGGGGCCATTTCTTATCCGGTCTGATATCATCCTTGAACTCTTTAGTGAAGAACTCCGGCTGTACATCGCTCTTGTCAAAATCAAAGAGCACCACAAGCATATTCTTGTTTGTTTTGGATTTTGTCTCCACTACCTGTTTGATCACCATTTTGTGACCACCTACCTGTGGCGGGGTATAATTACCACCCACCTTTACTTCATCATAAGCTGTTGGTTTTTGCATTTTAGTTACCTCTCTTTCTTTTTCTCATATACTCATGTTCCTGGTAAACACTGAACGTATATGCAAGCCTTCTTGCAAGCTTTGCACAATAGGGGTTATTCTGCACAAACGCATCACATCCCTCTGTCAGTGCCTTCCAATAATCATCGTTATCCTCAACGATGTAATGCGCCTGGATAAGCTCATAAAAATCTTTAAACATCTGCCGTTCCGGGTCTTTAGGCGTGAACTCTTTACGCACTCAGATCACCCCCGTTCGCCACAGTTTCAATCAACTGCTGCATTTCCTCATCGTGATCCATTTCGCCACTGAACCAATAATCGCCATTGGTGATACCTTTGCACGCTATGCACTTTGTGCCGGATATCTCATCGGGATCTATGCTGTCATAACATTCGGTTACAAATCTCTCCAGCCACTCAGGACGGCCATACAGATCATGGCTGATCCTGTCGATATCACGCAGCGTTTTCTCATGATCAATCTTCTTTCGTGAAGCAATCTGTTTAAGCAGCTTATCACGCTTTTCCTGTTTTTCTTCCTCTGTTAAATGCTTGCCATCAATGGCATTGAGATCCTTTTTGCGTTCACGCATCTTTGCCCGCTGTGAATAAATGATCCGCGCTTTTGAATTGATACGATCTTTTATTGCCCGGAGCTTGTCACCCGGTTCACATTTGTTTGCTTCACTCTGAAGGCCCCGCAATTCACAGACGCGAACTTCCAGATCCTCAAGGATGCCTTTGATTTCCTTCCGGTATTCCTCAGCGCGCTTTTCATAATCCATGCTATCTTCCAGGTCAGCCATTTCCTTTGTTGTAACGCGCTCCCAGTATTCATCAAAATGCGTCAGATGGTAATTGCGCTCATTGAGTGTGGCGGTATTCTTTGCCCGGTCGCGCTTGTAAAGAATATCAATCAGCTTTTCATAATTCTCACACAGGCGGCCGCAATACACCCAGGATGATTGGAAGCCGATCTTGACCGGAGCACCAACGCCGCCCAATTCTGCCAGCTTTTCTCTCAGCGTCATTTTTTACCACCCCCAACACTGAACCCGTAATATTCACGGATTTTGCTGTCAACGAACTTCAGATCATTCGGGATCTCAAGATCCTCAAACATATCCTCAGGGGTTTTCGCTGTGCTGGTGCCGTTGCTTTGTGTAAGGAATTTGTGATTTTCGCAGAGAATAACGATATCAAAACAACCTTCAATAACAAGCTTCTCATCAAGCATTTTGCCAATGGTCTTAACCTTAGTGGTGCCATTGGTATCAAGCTCTGTGTGGTGCAGAAAATACACGATCTTGTCTTCCTCAGGAAGATTGTTGATAAAATGAATCAGATTTCGGAAATTGGCAGCTATATCCGTGAATTTGTCGTATCCCTTTTCCTTAGCACGATCAAACAGCTCTGTTGACAACATATACTGGCTGTCATCAATAACCACAGCCTTTGTCGGTGCTGATTTAATCGCCATCTGCAGCCAGGAATAACGTGCTGCATTCACTTGTGCATAGCTTGTGATTTCCTCGTTTGAAAAGTTTTCGGGGATCCTTGCCGGTTTGATATCCGTCTTAAACGGAAGGCGTGCTTTTTCAACACTTATTACTGAAACATCTTTTGCCTTAAACTGTTTGAGGGAATATGTTTTCCCGGAACCGGAACTTCCCATCAACATTACCGGTATGCTCATACTGTGTATCTCCTTTCAATCAAAAATATCGGGGCCATCATCGACGGGCAAATCTTCAGCTTTATCCAGCTTTGCCAGCATACATGTACCGCATAACTGTTCATCACTTGTCGGATGGATGTATAACTCATCACCGGATACCTCTGAACCGCAATCATCACAGAAGTAATGTGGTGTTTTGGTGCTATGCGGGCATCTGCTTCCGATGCATGGCAACCCACAGCCGACACAATCATCTTCATAACGGATCATAGCCGTCACCATCTTTATTCTTATACATTTCGATAATGTCATTCGGGTAATCGGTATCAAGAATACATAAAATCATCGTTGCATCCACTGTTACGTTATCCAGCGTGCCGAAACGATTATCCGAATCGTTAACAGCCACCCGATTGATCAGATTGATAATGGCATTGATCTGTGCCATAGCTTTACCATACCGGTATTCCATTTCGGTATAGTCATCAATGAGGGTTTTCAAAACGTCATCCATAATGTCTCCTTCCTATAACTCTTCAATAGCTTTGAATACTTTTGATAATTCTTTTAAAGCCGTATATTTTTCTTTGAATCTCTTAAGATCAGCAATGGCATTTTTTAAAATGATTGCTTTTGATACAGGATCACTGAATGCTTTGTCAACGCGAATGTATTGCGGCTTATTTTGCGGATTGTGCGGTGATGAAACAATGTTTACAAACGCTCGCTTGGTATAATTTGTTTCGCTTTTCGTTACAATCAACGCACCGATGATGCATCCCGCCTGCTGTGTTCTGTACTTTTCTGCTGCAATACTGTCATTCCATTCAAATAACTTGTGCATCACACTGTTTTCAGGTCTTGCTCTGTCAACAATCGCTTCCGGAGTGATGTATCCGTTTTCCCTTTCAATCTGCTCAAATTCTCTGCCGGCATCTTCAGGTTTTACTTTTGCATACAGATTAGTGCTCCATTTATATGCCATTTCCATGCTTTCACCTCCTTTCGTTTTTGTTCCTGCCATAATATGACATACCTCAACGGAACTGACCTTAACTTACCTCCCTCGACAAACCATGCCTGCCCCACCGGACCTGTCCCTGACATGCCTCAGCCAAACGCACCGCGTCCCAACAGAACATACCGTGCCGTTCCGTGCCACGCCTGCCATACCTTGCCATAGCTCGCCTTTACGCACCCTGCCATAGCCACAACAGAACTAAACTCACCTTGCCTGCCTCAACAGGCCTCGCCTCGCCTCATGTCACCAGACCATGACTCGCCAAAACGAACCTTAACTTGCCCCGACTCGCCTGCCAAAACCTACCTAACCGGACCAGTCCCCACAGAACCTTGCATCAACGCGCCGTGCCTCGCCTGCCTAAGCTGTCACAGTCTCAACATGGTATCTTCCAAAATCGCCATCCTTTTCAGGTCTCCACTCGCCTATCCCACAGCAATAACCACCTGCATTGATGCAATTTATTATCTGTTCAAGGCTCATGCCGCCTGAAGCGTTGTATTCGAGCACCAAATCCATATACCAATCTTTAAACTCTCCACGGTATCTGATATCAGCTGTTCCCATTCCTATACGAACCATATCTTCACGCATTTCAGGAATACTTCCTTTTATTTCAGCCAAATCGCCGTACTCAGCTTTTAAGAAATAAGACCCTCTTAATTCCATCTGATTTTTTACCCATTTCAACCGATATGCAGAGGAATTAGCCGCCATCTTGATGGAACAGACAGGAAAACCCCACTTTGCGCCTTTTTTTACTGCTTTTTCAAATGCTTCAACAGTGCTTTCTTTTGGCATTTCTGTTAGCCAATACAAGCTCTGGATAAAATCATCAACAGGATTTTTCGGATCCTTTGCCTTTGTTTTTGTTTTTCCCATTTGAGCATCAAGCATCATCTGTTTTGCTTTCCATCCCCATGCATGAACAATTAACGGTGTATCACCAACAATCCTTATTGGCTGTTCACGAATATCCAGCGGCTTTACTTCAATTACCATCTCATCCTTTTTACTCATAGCAAATTTCTCCTTTTCTCATTCAATAACCACATACACTGTCTTCCTACCAAACTGTCTGCATTCACTCTCTGTCGGCATCCATAGATCTATTACAGAACCATTCCGAATAGATCTCCCGCCGGTATCCTCAACGGTGTAGGTGCCTATCAGCTCACCAACATTTCCACCATCGTTCTTGTAAACCTTTGCTGTCCGTCCGAACCATTCCTTCTTGGAAGCTGCCACACCCAGCCGCGTTTGTGTGCCTGTGGCGGTAGTGCCGTCAATACAATAAGCGGTGGCGATCATGGAAATGTATTCCGGCTGCTCCGGATCCACGGGGACCGGTGTGAACTCTTCCGGCTGATGCTCAAACTCCCGCGCAATTCCATCAATGGTGTCAAACGCAAAATAAACAGCAAATACAAACAAAACAACGCCTACGATTTTCATTACTCTCAAAACCTCACTCCTTTCACACGATTTATACGCCTGTTCAGCCGCTCCCCGCGTTTAACAGAATCCCGGAAGTCTTTGACCAACTCTTCTGCCTCTGCAATGATTACCCAGAACAGCACAAACGCTATTACCGGGATAATGGGGTTACGGATCACACAGAATCCATAGAATATGTAAGCAGCCATTAAAGCTATGATCATGTTTTTCATATCTCTATTTCCCCCACTTCTCCCTTACGCATGCGACTAAACGCCCAAACAGCAACAGCATCCTTGCTCTTAGGTTTCTGGAAGAACAGCTCATCATTGAGCGTCCACGCCCATTTTCCCAGACATTCTCTAAGCGGTGCCTTAAGCAGCTTGTTAGCGGCCTTCTGTGCCTTCTCAAACTCATCCACACCCTCAACAACTATGAACGTGCGCTTGTTACCATAACCGATGTACTTTTCTACCTTCATATCTTTACCCTTTCCCGATGATATCTCTGATCAGATCATCGATTTCATCAACTCCAAATACATGACGTGCTTCATACAGATCCATGATGCTTACATTGCCTGTGTTCAACCTGTGGCTTACGGCTGGCTGTGATATTCCCCACAGATCTGCAAGTTTTGATTGCTTGCCCTTAGCCATTCCGGTTAGATCTCTTATGATCTTTGCTTTCTGTCGTTCTTCTTTGCTGGCGTAAATCTTTGGCATCTTAAAGATCCTCTTTAGATTAGTAAATAAATTCTTTACATGTGTTCACGTATTGCTTCCATGCCTTGAATGAAATCGGGATATCATCAAGATCCTCTCCCTTTGTGCCGATCAGAATAATTGTTCCGCAAAGCACATCACCGGGAATCCGCAAATTGCGTTCAAGTCCTTTGATTTTCCCTTCCTCATTCACGATGGCAATAACACCGCATGTCAGTGGCACTGTTTCAATGTACCCGCCTACTGTCTTTTGCAGATTTTCCAGCGTTGTACTGATAGCGGTCATGTGACCGTATTCCTCATCCGGTCGCTTGATAATGCATTTGATCTTTCTCATACTGTTTTCCTCTCATTCAGCGGTTTTTGCTTTGTCCACAAAATAATTCAGTGGAACATTCAAGGCATCACAGATCTTTTTGTATTCGATAACATCCAGCTTGCGATCATGGATACAGATATCGGATATAACTGACTCTGATAACCCTGTTTTCTGGGATAAAAACGATTGCTTAATACCGTTTTCAACCAGGTATTCTTTGATTAACTTTCCAACCATTAAATCTTGCCCCCTTTCTGGTACGACTTCCTCGTACCTGTATGCGTGTTTATGTGTACGACCATTTCGTACTGATGACCATGATATACGATTTCCTCGTACTTGTCAACATATTTTTAGGCGTTTAGTATATTTTCCTCGTACTTTTGCCGATAATTATGATATAATCATTATGGAAGGTGGTGAAAATAATGGACAAGAAAACAAGAGAGATAATAGCAAAGAACCTTAAAAAATATCGTGAAGAGAGAAACTATACACAGATGGATATTGCCATCAGATTGAACAGCCATAAAACAACCATTGCATCATGGGAACAGGGCCGGAGCGTGCCAGATCTTGACATGGCTTATCGCGTTATGTCGTTTTACAATCTTACGCTGGATGATTTATTCAAGGAAGATGAATAACGAAAAACACCGCTATTGTTGCGCTCAATAACGGTGCATTCCGGGAATCAGTTTTGAGATGATCATGCCATCAGTAAAGCATATCAGTAGGCGGTTTTATTATAACATGAGGATGATATTATGACAATCGAAAAAGTGGGTAAGAAGTGGCGTGTTAAACAGATGCATAATGGCATCACATATCGCGTTTCCTTAGATTACAAACCGACAAACAAGGAAGCGCAACTGATCATTTCAGAAAAGATATCTGCTGATGATCCGTCTGGTGATCGTAGGGATACTTTTGCAAAATCAGCAGAAAAATATCTGCAGATAAAATCAAACGTGCTCTCACCATCCACTATCAGAGGATACAACACAATCATTCGGAGCATTTCCACCCGCTTTATGAACACAAAAACATGCGACATCACCCAGGAACTCATACAGAAGGAAATCAATGATTATTCCGCCAGCCATTCACCAAAATCCACACGCAATCTGCATGGCTTTATATCTGCTGTTTTAACGGTCTATAAACCATCATTGAGGATTTCTACAACCTTACCGCAAAAACGCAAATATGAGTCTTATACGCCGTCTGAGGACGATGTTAAAAGGATATTGAATGATGCATCCGGCACAAAATACGAAATTCCGTTCCGGTTAGGCTGCTATGGCATGAGGCGTGGTGAAATATGCGCCATCACAGACGCGGATCTGAATGAAAATCTGCTTCACATTGATAAATCAAAGGTGCTGACAGAAGATGGCACCTGGATCATCAAACCATTTCCTAAAACTACAGAATCAGAACGGACCATATACATTGATGATGAGCTTGCGGATCTGATCAGAAAACAAGGATATGCATACAAGGAACACCCAGAACGCCTCAGCAAAGCATTGAAACGTATTCAGAAACGCCTAAAAATGCCCGAATTTCGCTTTCACGATCTAAGGGCCTATTATGCAAGCATGGCACACGCAATGGGTGTTCCTGACGCTTATATCATGGCCAATGGTGGATGGTCTTCAACGAATATTCTGAACAGGGTTTACAAGAGGACCTTTACAGATAAACAAATTGAAATGAACCAACAAATTGCTGATCATTTACGGCCGCGGGCATAAAACCCGCCTCATATTCTTTTGGATAATGTTTGGATAATTTTTGGATAAAAATGATTGATATTTATAAACATGATTTATATTTTTAGACAAAACGAAAGCCCCGCAACCATTGAATTTACTGAACTTTTCAATGATTACGGGGTTTTTCACATCAGAGCGCGAGACGGGACTCGAACCCGCTGACAAATCACTCATAACGCCTTATTTTATAAGGGTGTCATTTTAGTTTTGGATAAATTCTTGGATAATTTTTTCAAACTCTTATCAAATACCCTTCCCGGAGCAGCGCCAACAGGAACAGATTTTCCTTAGCTGTGCCGGTGTAATCTGGTATGCCATTAGCAGCGGCAATCTTCTTTCTGTTCTCTTTTGAGGCGTTTACCTTGAGAGACACCAGCGCATCAATAATCGAATCAGATTTCCCGGTGTATTTTGGGTAATACTTGCTGTCGGTTTTAGGTTTCTCACCACCACGCGCCTTGCCGGTCACCACCACCACAGTGTGGCCGCGTGTTTTGGTCACAAGCACATCCCCCGTGAACAGCTCCATACCGTTCTTGTAAGCTATTTTCGGCTCAAACAGGCCGCTCCCGACCAGCACCGCACATTCTGTTGCTGTGGTGAAATTCCCAACATCCTTGCCCGTCGCATCGATGATACAGGCACGCACCAGCGATGAACAATCACATTCTGTCTTGATAGTGGTTCTGACGTTCTTACGGATGATATCCAGCCGGTTATTCTGATCATATCCAATATTCTTGTTGTTGCATGCAGTCATCATCGCGGCCCCGATCCCGGTCGCGTGATCATCCCGTTTCGGTCTGAGGATATACCATCCCTTCTTGTGGATGTAAAAATTCTGCAGAGATACTTCCCCAGCATAATCGGGTGATGTTTTCTGTTTCTGATCTCCCGTGGATCCACCGGAGAGTTTCCCGCGTTCGTCAATTCTTGCGGATCCTATTATGATCTTACTCATTGTCATTCACTTCCTTGTTATAATAGTGTGTGGAAATCCCCAGCAACGCTCCCAGGAACGCATCAATGGCGGTTATCGTTCCCACAACCTGTTCAGCATAGGGAAGGCCCCAGATCTGAGCGAGTGCAAAGTATAATGTGCCACAAGCGGGCAAAAATATCTGTGCTACCCATTTGAGCCAATCATAATTAGAATTTGATAATTTCATCCCGTTCACCTCTCCAATAATTCAACCTTAGTTTCCAACTTTGTGATGCGGTCACCGAAAGAATTGTGCTTGCGTACTTCCTCTGTAAGCATCTCAATTTTTGTGTTCATGACTTCCTGGTTAACCTTGAGCTGTGTTTCAATTTTCTTGTTGGCGGAAATGCTGGTTATTATCACGCATATTACCGACACCCCACCTGTTATTATGGCTACAATTATTGATTCCATCACGAATACTCCCCCTTTCCTAAGATAACGCCAGAACCAGCGCAAACGAATTGTTGTACCCTGATCCTGTCGTTGTGCTTGCGGTAGCTGTCAGCGTGTCACCTGTTTCATATTCAGCATTTGCCGCCACGCAGCTCATGTTCATGGCATCCGTTTCACTGAACTCAACCTTTTTTGCATCCGTGGTATCGGTCAGAGAAACTGAATGAGTGATATTGTTCTGATAGCTTACTGCTCCGAATACAAACTTCTTGCCTTCAGCACTTGCGCTTGCCGTTGCCACCTGTGCCGTATGGTTTGTTTTGATACATTATTCCGCCCATTTTACTCTCCTATCACTCTAAAGCAGAAACACGCCTTGATAAATCCGCAATCATGTTTAACAATGTCTTATTTGTAGGCTGTGCAATTACAAAAGCATTATCAGTGTCAGGCTTTCTAATCATCGGATAAATGATAGTTTCAAAAACAGTATCTTTATTTGCAATAACATAGCACTGGCACATAATATCATCAGGAATATCATCTATCACAGAATCCCCTACAGTGTTCTTTGCGTAATACTTATAGCCACCGCTCAACCCTCTTATAGCAATATACCCGACATTCTCATTATTCAAAGAACAGCCGCTCAGAATACATCCGCTAAATTCGGTCATATACCTACCATCAGGAATAAGCCTCAAAAATGAATCAGCACCAGGACTTGCAGTAGTATTTTTGATTATGATACCGATAACATTCACGCCATCATTGGTAAGTAATGTAAATGACATACTACCCGAATTAAAGGTGTTTCCGCTCCATGAACTGGCATTGCCGTTTATTGCCTTTATGCCTTCAACGGTCATCGGGATGATGTTTTTGCTGTGGAATTTTTGCACATATTTTTCAGTATATGCCTCACATACGCCTATAGCTTCCCCGATAACATTATCAGGTTGATATTTTAATGTCACATCCCCTGCATTACTCCATACGTTGTTGGTGCCTTGTAGGAGCTGTAGTTGTTCAGCGGAGAGGTGGATGGTGAAGGGTGTGGCGAGAGGGTAACAAATAGATGGTTTATTTGCTGTTATCCAATCAACAGCACTCTGCTTTGTTCCTGATATAACATTTGTGCCAATAGCAAAAGAAAATCTATAAGTACCACTACCAATGTAATGAAATACATTATTACTTCTTTCATCAACAGGAATATTTGAAAACGGTGTTGTTATACTACCAATGGACTCTGATGCACTATTTACTTTTAAATTTTCATCAATCGCTGTTGTGTTTATTCTATAAACATTTGACCATCCTGTATCTATGTTGCTATATGTTTCAGAACCATTGAATTGATAATATCCCTTATCCCCCACAAACACCGCAGACCCATCATCCTTAAGTGTAAGCTGTCCACCGTAGACCATGCCGCCTAATGTGGGATTGTAGGGGGAGAAGGTGGCATCCAATATTGCCGCATCACGAATCATGGGGTAAAATAGTGCATTGGTCAATGATTGTCCACCGTCTATTCTGATGGCAACTTTTCCACTATTTGAAGATATTGTCTTTGTAAAACTTGAAGCACTTACATTAAAATCTCCACCGCTTGTTAAAGAAAAAATACGGATAACAGAATATTCACTTACTCCACCACTAAATATACATTGTTGCCCGACTTTCAAACCGTCAATAGTGCCGTTTGCTGATGCCGAACCAATTAAATACAGAAATGTTTGTGCACTAAATGTTCCATTCGCTTTTACATTTATTACATCCCCGTTTTTATCCGTGTTTATCGTAAACGTGCCGCCATTAACAGTACAACTGTTGCCATTCCATGTATAACCCGTATTATTCGCCTTAATCCCCTCCACCGTCATAGGCAGGAGGTTTTTGTTGCCGAGTTGACAGGTGATGGTTTGACCGTTGTAGGGTTCGTAGGTGGTGGCGGTTTGTCCTTCTTCTAATTGGATATTTTTAGCTGTTCCACTAACATTAACACTCGTTCCATAAATCACAACATCTGCATACTTGGCGTTTGACGGTGTTGTAAATGTTGCGCTTGAAGTATATGAAATATAATTCCAATCAGAGTCATAAAAACCTGTTCTTATTGACGTATTAGTCAATGTTGCACTAACCGAATAGTTAGTTGACGGTTCGATTTCGACAGGAAAACCAACACCGTAACCACTGTTTAACGATGTGACCGTTACAGTTCCATTACTTATACTACAAGTTGCATTTGAAGCAGTAAAATAATTATCAAAGCTTATACCAACATAATAATGAGAAGTATCCATTACTCTTGTTGTTCTATTGTCGAAAGTAGTTGGATTTGGTGTCCCTGCTTGTCTGTCAACATCAAACAGATTCTTCCCACACCTATCCACACTTACTATGTCGTAGCTTTGTATCGCCCTTATATTTGACGGTGACGGTGTGCCACTTCCGCTCTGCGTTGCTACAACTGCAACATCTACCTGTTCTGCATAAATATCAGCCGCATCAGTAACGGTGACCACGCTACCACTTGCAGTTTTGCTTCCGGCAATATCTGACGGTGTAGCACACTCAATATTGATATTACTTGCAGTGCTTTGGTTAGCTGTGAACGTGCCAACACTTGTATTATTCCGCTTAATCGTCAATGTGCCATTATTAACCGTGGGAATGGTCGGGAACGTCTGCCATGTACCGTCACCACGCAAGTATTTTGTGCTACCTGCTCCGTCAATGGCAATAAATGCAAGGTCTTTTAAATCAGAGAAAAACTTTTTGATTTTGCCAATAATAGTTTTTAACGTATCGCCGCTTGCTATGTTCGTGCGGCTTGACGCTTCGGTAACGGTCGGTTTAGCGTCCTCAGTAATATTGACAAAAGCATTATTTTCAAAGATAAACTGCATCTTGCTTGTCAAGTCAATGTACAGCAAATCTTCCGCACCGAGTATCTCCGTTTCATACGTGCTTTCCTCGTAAAATTTCCCATCAGCTACTTTGTAATACCCTTCGATTATTGAGCCGCCTACGCCGTAGACTTTGCCTTTGTATAGTATTGCGCTCATAGTTTCTCCTTATACATTACTAAGTGTATAATCAATGGATGTGTTATATGTCCATGTTATCTCATCACCTGTGTTCAGAATCTGTTCAACACCTGTTGTATTATTCGTGAATTTCAATCCATCAATCAATGACTTAATCTTCCACGGTGACGGATAAGCAATGGTAAATATGTTTTCAACATTCAATGGTGTAGTCCGTACACTTGTGAATACTACCTCTGTATATGTACTGGAAGCCGCTGAGGGGTCACCATATGCTACGGCCGCCGCACTTCCGCTTGTGGATGTGGTGATAACTCGTACAGATGTGGGAATAAACTGTTGAGCGGTCAATGTCAACTCAACCCAACTGCCACTTTGATATGAGTACAAATGACCGTCTGTACTATCCCATTTAACAGCACCCTCAGCAGGATAACTACCACCGCCACTCTCAGCCGCATTCTCCCATGCGTGAGTGGTGCTATTGTATTTCAGCACCTGTCCATTTGACGGATTGCTGATATCCACATCTGACAGGTCTACAAGAGCGGATGCACCACCACTGCCGCCGCTACCAGCAGGATAGTTATACACAAAATACGCCTTGTTCGGGTCATCTTTTGCAGATTGCGGCAGTAAATCATAATCAGCCTTTGATATTTCAATCAGCTCTACGTCTGAGGAGCCGCCACCGCCGCCATTTGTGAAATCCCATTTGAACCATGTTTCACCAGAACTGACAGATGGGTTATTGCAGAATGATATCTCTGCATCAATCAACCCTAAACCTTCCGATGAAATGAAATCACGTAATTTCATGTGCATGGTGTAGGTATATGTTCCCGACTGTATTTCAGAACTCAGCCTGTTTGTGATGAAAAAGATATAGTATAACTTCTCTTCCTGTGCTGTAAAACTGAACTCATAATGCGGTAATGATGCCGCTGTGACAGGCGTAAACGACCCAGCGAACGCATAATACATATTATCGGGATCGTCATCATGCCATACATCAGAATCCACAGGGAGCGACCCGAAATCATTAAAACTGGGATTGGTGGTGAGCAACATTCCGAATGCTTTAGTATTATCTGCCGAAAAGTAGATATCACTTGAATGTCCCGGCGGTGTTTCTGTAGGCAATACACCAAAATCAAACGAGATATTATAGGTCTTGCCGCCCTCTATCCCTGTCAACCTGTATGCGAGATATTGTGCATCTGATGAGCCGTCAATTCTGTATGAATCAATCCTGTACCCTGTTCTTTCAAGTGCTCTTGTAGTCTTATGGTTATCCCACAGATAATAACTATATGGTTCATCAGCATGAGCTTTGTTCTGCCCCGCTTCACCCACAAGACGCATTCCACTCTTATCACCAACACGGATATATGTCTTGCCACTTGCATATCTATCTTCCAGGTGTGTTGCACCGGGTAATGCTGTCAGCTCTTGCCGTGTGTATTCATCAGCAATCAGCGTAGGGACATCACTGCCGATTGTGGCATAGTCATGCCCTTCATAGTCAACCCTGTTAAATAACCTGTTAGCTGAACCACCATGATAATAATATTCGGGATAATCGACCGTGACGCCACCTTCCTGAGTGGGTTTATATATCTTTCGGATACATTCATTTAAGTTTGTGAATATCTTTCCCAAACTCTCCCCAATACTTTCAGACAAACTTTTGTTTTCAACGTCAATGCCACCGCTGACATTCACATCATCAAAATATGACGGTGATACATATTCATTGGGGTCACTGCCAGCGCCAGCAATCTTCCGCGCAATGTTTTCAACATCTGCCGCCGTCTGTTTCTGCCCTGATGCTGTGGGAAGTACAACATCACCCGGCATTATGTTAGGGATGGTGTCAAGGAAGATAACCCCTGCTTCCGTCCATGCCGCAAGGCTGTTGAAATGAAAATCAATGCTTTCCTGCTTGTATTCTTCCGCAATACCATGTGCAACTGAACCATATGTTATGCCCCAAGTCGGTATCCTCCAATACAGATAATGGTCGTCAGGGTCTTGAACTGTTTTATAGCTGGTCATTTCAACAGTGTCTTGCCCTTCTGGAACACTAAACGTCTGAGGTGTTACATCAAGCGCATGGTCAGGGTCAGGAGCATACACTCTTGTGCATTCAAATTTAATCTTAGGGTTTTCATAGCTGTCCAACTCATTAGCTGGAATCTGTAAAGCGACAAAACGAATCATCAAATCATGTCTTTGAATACCATTTACAATGGTTTCTGGATATATGTCACGATCCGGGTATACAGTACAAAGTGCAAAATTCGACGTACACGACACTTTTACCCTTGTTATTCCGCTCTGAGGCTCACTTCCAGCAGAATACTTATAATACGACCATATATAAATAACCTTAGATATCCAATTTTCATTTGTGGTAGAACTTGCGCTCTTTTTTCTTATTGCAACAGGCTTAGGGTCGCCAGCGGAATCTTCAAGCTCCACTAATTCAAGGTCGGGTCTATTCAGTGCATTCTCATTGGCCTGCTTCATCGCCTTTTCAATCTTAGGACGCACTGTTGCTTCATCAGGGTTAGCTCCATAACCATACATGGAATACTCACCGTTGTATGTCCAATCAAAAGCGGTGATACATCCTAAATCATCATCAGCGTGGCCATCGGTGAACATAATCCTGTCACCCAAATCGTAATGAATGCCGAATACGCTTGAGCACGAAAACGGCACATATTCCATCTTAGAAAGCCGCCGCATGATAGTTGTTCTCAATTCTGTGGCTGTAGTGACTTTCGCAATGCTTCTTATAGATGAATCTCTGTGCTGCAGAAACGGATTTCCTTCAAGGTCCATTGCCACACCCTGAGCATTGGCCTGTGCTTTTGCAATGGCTTTATTGAGCCAATTCAGATATTTGTTAGTGGCCTTCAGCTTTGCCTCATCCTCTTTGAGCTTTTTGGTAGCTGCAGCCATCTGTTCTGCATATTCTTCTTCCGTTATCTGCCCCTGGTCATACTTCTCCTGGATTTCAGCAATATCAGCCTCATCCTCATCAACCGCATCTTCTTCCTCTTCCTTGCGTGCGGTGTATTCCACAAGATTTTCTTGCAACTTTTCAAGGTCGTATCCGTAAAATGTAGTGCGCCCATCATAAAGGCTGTCAACATAAATCCCCGTAAATGATGTGACATAATCGGCAAATTCTGCACCTGTTAACCTGTCGGTGTCGGATATGTAATCGGTCACACTCTGCCTAAAAGGACGCAATTCAAGCCGCCCCAGCCTGTTTATGGTAGCAAAACAAGCACAAGCCTGTGCAAGATAGAATAACGCATCACGGTATGTTTCAATGTCATTAGCATAATCTGTTGTGCCATTCCGCACGCCACAAATATACATGGTATTATCACCATTCGGGAGCGCATTAACCTCATTTTGCGTCATTCCCAGCGTTACACCACACTTCTGACAGATTTTATTCAGAAAATAATATGGCTTTCCTGTTTTATCAAAATCCTTATCGGTGGCATCAAACAACTTGTCAAACTTGAACATATTATCATAAGCTGTTACCTGCACGCCTTCCGCTGTCTGTTCAACCTGTTTAATGGTAAACACGCCCAGCGGCACAGACTCATACTGCCCCTCTGACACTTCAACTCTGCAAGATGGTGTTATCACCTTATCCAGCCATTCATTTCTAATTATGGAAACATCACAGAATGTTGCTTTGAGCTGCCCTATGGCGCAAGAACCCAGCGACAGCTCATTGGTATCTGTACATTGATTTGTTATCTGAAAACTGCCTTCCTTGATCGTGTAGGCATTGAAATTGTTACTCCCGATCGTGCCGGTGATAGAATATTTTATGACAGGTCTTTTGATCGCTTCTAAGTAAGCATCTGATACGTTATACATATTAAATCTCCTCTAAATCAAAGGATATATCCCATAAACCAGCAGATCCCGAATATCTATTAGAATACTGCACAAGAGATTCTTTTAAATTCCTGGCGCGACAAGTATACGTTACCCCGTCAAATACAAGAGAAACTGTTGGTGATGCACAGAATGTTTCACATAAGCTTTTATGTGTGGCGCTTTGTGCTTCCCATCCGACAGTGAATGTTTTCTTGCTTGCCCTAATAACAATACACCTTGTGGTTCCAGCTTCTGTCTGGAAAACCTTTTCAACCATTTGTGGATTCACTTCAAAAGATGATGTCTCCGGGAGTAAATTACTATTTATTGTCAAGAATTTCTTTCCGAGTGCTGCCATACTTAGCGCCCTCCACTTCTATAGTTATTGATCTGATTTGCATTCACAACCGCCTGCCCGAATTTCTGATTGCCAATATATACCGGGATAGTTAGATCACCATATCCTGCCATTGCAAGTTGTGGCTGTTTTTCGGTTCCAGAAGAGATCGCCTGTGTTGCCATAGAGAATCCGCTCTGCGTCATATCAGATAAACTGCTCATAGCTGCCTGAATCGGACTGGTATAGTCCTCAATACCTTCTGCAAGGCCTAAGTCAATCATCTGGCCGATATCATCCCGGAACACTGCGGAAGGTGAGTGAATACCCAGAAAATTCTTTGCAGATTCAAGCGCCTTTTGTGCCGCTGCTTTGACAGCATCCACAAGAGCACCAACCGTGTTGCCAATACCGGTCGCAATACCTTTTATGATATCAATACCAATCTGCAGCCAATCTGTGTTTCTGAATGCATCAAAAATAGCGCTTATGATCTGAATATTAGCTGATAGAATCTGCGGTATACTCTGGACAAGGCCTATTGCCAACTGGCTCACTATCTCAATGGCTGCAAGCAGGAGTTTCGGCGCGTTAGAAATTAATACATCAACCGTTTTTTGTATTAACTCAGGCGCTTTTTCCAGAAGCACTGGAAGTGATACGATTATCCCATTCGCGAGGGCTGTGATCAACGCTATTGCCGCATCAATCATCTGATCCGCATTATCAACAAACATAGTCACAAGATCCATGATCATGGCCACGATCTGTGGCATGAGCTGTGGTAACATCTCCGCCACTTGATTTGCAAATTCTACAATAGTAGGCAACAGAACCCCGGCCAATGATGTCACTACCTCTGGCAGTTTTTGCAAGAGTTGACCGAATAGGTCAGTTACCGTTGACATAAGTGTTGGCAGATTATCCAATAAGCCTTGTCCGATAGCCTCTACAATACCAACAGCCACATTCACAGCCTCAGGAGCCACAGTGGTCAATTCAGAAATAAATTGCTTGATACCTTCACCCATCCGGGCAATACCATTTTGCTGATCACCTGTGAAGATGGATGTCATTCCGTCCATAACTGTGGTGATAGATGGCAGAAATTCTGACATCATATTTCTTTTGAGACTATCAAAGCCTGTGCTCATATCTTGCAGAGTATCCTGAAATTTTGCAGATGCTTTGACCGCATCATCAGACATTACACCACCAAGCTCATGAACCTTCTGACGCATTTTTTCAGTATCTTCTGCAGAAGTATTGAGCAATGCGCCCAGCTCTGTGGCGCCACGCCCCAACAGCTTTGATGTGAGCGCTGTTCGCTCTGTGCCTTCTTCCATTCCCTGCAGGCCGGTGATGACCTTTGCAAATAGATCTTCCTGCGATAGTGTGGCAACCTCTTGTTCAGATATGCCAAGCATTTGAAACTCTTCAGCACCCTTCTGGGCCTGTTGTGCAAGAGTTTTCATGGAAGGCTTCAGCGCATCAATAGACGTGCCGCTATGTTGCATGATCGCATCCCATTCCTGGTAAGCTTGTGCAGATATACCCATTTTCTGCGACATTTTATCGATATTGTCACCATATGCAGCCACACCACCAGCACCACTTACAAGAGCACCGGTGGCAGCGGTTACAGCCGCACCTGTCACAGCTAAAGCAGAAACACCTATCTTTGCTGCTCCAATTGCTTTTGACATTCCTCCAGCGAACCCTGTTCCGGCTGTCATTCCGGCTGCAGATGCTTCACCGGAAAACATATCCGTCAAGGATCCTTTTATTCCTTCAGCAGATGGAATTATCTGCACATAAGCTTTTGCAATATCAGCCATCTTGCGTCTCTCCTAACATTTTTCGCCTTGCTTCTTCAAACGCATCAGGACTCTCAAAAACCATCAGATCATCTGGTTTATCTGTTCCCGCTTTTGTCTGTAATAACAAATCAAGGATGCGTTCAGGCACATGTGTGCCATGAGTTGCATCCTTTGTTTTTGTCCAGCAAAGCCAATTCACCTTATCAAATAAAGCGGCAAGGATGTATTTCTGAAAATCCATCTTCATGCCGCTCATTTTTATTTTTATCCTTGAATCATCCCTCAAACCAACTGCGAGAATTGCCACGAGCTGTGCAGGCAGATCATACATGTTGAAGATCCCGTATGTTTCTGCCATATCACAGATCAGCGCATCCTCATCAAATATCACCATGCTGGCGAGGGATACTATTTTTTTATTTCTGCATTCTTTTCATTCACAAAAGCCACAATCTCATGGCATGTGTTTATAATGTATTCGCTGTCAGCAAATCCTTGTTTCTTTGTGGTAAAATCCACCAGCTTATCAATTCCATGCTTGCCAAGAACCGCCTCTGCAAAATCATATGTTCCTTCTATTTTCGCTGTTACATCATCGGTTGAGAGCTTCCGCAAAGACATAACAATGCGGAAGTCCTTCCCGATATTTTCAGATACTTCAAAATCAAAACCATCTTTTGTTGTTCCTGTGATCATGTATTATATTCCTCCGATTTTATCAGCTTGCCGGTGTAGGTGTGGTCTGTTTGATGTAATCATAATGAGTGCATCCATACAGATCAGGAGTTGCCTGCAGCGTGATTTCATATCCTACTGCGTCCGTGTCGTTATAAACGATCTCAGACATTTCGGAAATGCTTGCACAAGGGATAACAGTTCTTTTCAGAATGCCACCCTTTAAAATCAGATCAATAACCCACATGGATTCCTCAAGATCACCAGATTTTGCGGAAACCTTGATTCCTGTCTGCAGAGTGCCGGTCACATTGCCGGACCCATAAACAGCAGATAATACATCCGTGTTGGTAGATTCGATCAATTTAAACTTGAATGTGTCTTCTTTCCCGGTCAGAGTATTGAGCACGACATCACCACCAAAAGCCTTCACCTGTGCGGTCTCAGGACTGTTGTTATTGGAAATGCCATCCTCTGACAGATAGCCGAGAGAAGTGAACGCGCCACCCAAACTTGTTGTTGCATCTGTCGGAGCGGTCGCGGTGGTAGCTGCGCGATATACACAACCTGTGGTACGCGGCTTTGATGCGGTTACATTTGATGCTGTTCCTGTAGCCATTTTTCCACTCTCCTTTTAATATTTGATATCAAAAACCGCCTGATAGCGGTATCTCTGTGTTTCTGTGTCTGTGAAATTATAATCAGAATTAAGTTTGCAACTATAAATAGCAGCATTCTCCCAGAATTGATCCATGATGTCCTTTACAACCTCATTCAGATCACAAGCACCCTGCATACTTGTAGAATATGACTGCACAGCAAAGGTGGCAGAATTGATGAAATTTTCTTTTGACGAGCCTGTCTTTTCGATGATCACATATTCATCTTCAGGATCCTGCGGCTCTTCCATATATGCCTGGATCCCGTTTAAATGATCATTGAGATATTTAAGCATTGCATATTCAATAGCCATATCAACCTCCAAGAGCTTTCAAAAGTGTGTTGTTTTCAAGGTTATCCTTGTTTGCTTCTTTGGTAGCGGCATAAACTGAAGCATTTGCTCTGGTTTTACCTACCATAGAATCAACCTCATAACCATTTCCGGCCCTGCTTGCCACATCATGTGCCAATTCCTCACAATACCCTCTGATCTCATCAGATTGGAGCAATTCACGCACACCGGAGCTGATCAGTTCAATTTCCACTTTTTTACTCATAGACTTCAACCTTGATTTTTCTGTTCCACTTCAAAGGAATGTTGCCTTCAATGCCTTCCTCCGGGATGCCTATTGTGCGCCATTTTTCGCCCAAAAATTCAACTCTGGCATCTTTCCAGTTATGTGTATCACCTTTTGGAATTGCAAGCTGATATACAGCCTTTTTGCCCGTCAGATTGAGTGTATTAACCACATCCTCAGTGGAAACAGGAGCATACAAGCAATCGCTGACCGTCACAGGAGTTTCTTTCATAATCGGTCTGTTTGTCTTGTCCTTGTATCCGGTATCTGTCAATTCATAGAGTGTGACATCAACAGTTTTCATCCGAACACCTCCGGCGGAATAATAGGCTGCGGAACAAGCTCCTGCGTGGGTGAGTAAGAACCGATATTGTCACCAACACCAAGCAGCTTCTTTTCTGCTTTTCCAAGATAGATCTCTCCTGTGCTTGCACCGGCTCCCTGTGTCCAACTCTGGGAGTATCCAAGAGCTGACATGGATCCCTGTGTAGCTCCAATCGGAACATCAACATCCGATGTGCCTATTGCACGAGATACAACACGGATGGATACAGTTTTCTTTGCGTCGGTTGTGGCATTGAGATTGTATGCGTCAATGATTGCACCGGCCTCATCCAGCAATGATGTACAGATTGCCGTTTCTGTGGTGTCAAAAGTTCTGCCAAGCCTTGCTTCAATATCGCTGACAAGTGCATATGCTGCCATGTTGCTTCCTCATTTCTTCTTTTTGATTGCTGTTCTTTTTGTGTTCGTAACAGGAGCGGCTTCAACCTTTTCCTGTTTCGGCTCTTCCTTGCTGGGTTTCGTGCCAAGATCAGCAGCGAGCTTGTGACCCGCTGCCTTGTATTCCTGGACACGATCATTCGCTACCAGCATTTCTGTGCCTGTGGTTTTATTGATGAATTTGACCATATTATGCGCTGTGGGTTCTGGTCAGCTTATTGAAGTAAGCTGTCTGAGCTACGAAACCAACCTCAATTTCAGCACGAACAGCGAACATATTCTGCTGGAACAGGTTGATTGTATATGTTCCGGTGCCGGATCCTGCAACAAGAGTTGCATCAGATGAGTAGTCGATCTTAAGACCTTCAACAACACCATAGAGAGCTTTGCTCCAATCACCTGCGAAACCAACAACATCAGGAGTTCCGCTTGTGCCTGAAGTTCCTGCCTTGTATGCTGCAGCATTAACGAGCGTCTGTGCTCCGAGAATACGAGGCACGCCATCCGACGCCACATCGTTGAAGATAGGCCTGTTCTGACCATCAAGAGCACCAAGAACAATACCCTTGCCCTGGGGAGCAAGTACAATACCGTTCATGATACCGCCCTGCTCTGCAATGTCTGTATCTGCAGCTACAAAACCACCATATACAGAAGACTGAAGACTCTGAGCGGTTGCGCTTGCCAGATTATCAAAGTTTGCAAGTGATCCAGATGCAGGACCAAAGAAAACGGTCTCATCAAACTTCTTAGCAAGAGCCAGAGGAAGCCTCTCAACGATTGCATCATAAAGAGCTGCAGCGTCACGCCTAAACTCATTTGAGAACGGAACGAGCACTGCGAGCTTGTGTGCCTGCATAACCTTTTTATCAAGGCCGGGATTTGATACGGGTTTTACGCCTGTCTCAGAAACCCATGCTGCTTCAGGATCTGCAGTGATAACGGGGATCTGTGCGCCGTTACCAGGAAGGGTGATCTGACGAGCAAGACGCATAACTGCGGACTGCTCCTGAGTTTTTGCTAAAATTTCGCTTGAAACGCTATTGGGTAAACCAATATTAGTTCTGTTTGTAGGTATTCCTGCCATTTTTCTTTCCTCCTAAAAATTTGAATTGAGCCAATCGGCAAACTGTTGCCGTGTGGATCCGTCTGATACCTTTTGAACCTCCCCACCGTCTTTTAATGTCGGATAACCCATCTGTGCGCTTGCATATGCATTAATTGCCTTTGCCTGCGCTTCACATTCTTCCTGGGTTTCTGCTGTTAAAAGTTCTGCAGGGATGCCAAATTCTTTGGCAACCGCCGATCTAATGCCAGCCACCTCTTTTTCCTTTTTCAATCCATTAAGTTCATTTTGGAGCTCAGATACCTTGTCATTTGCTTTTTGCAATTCACTTTTCGATGCTTCTTCAATCTCATCAAACTTTTTGGCTTTCTCCTGGAGCATTTTGTAGTCCGGGAAACGTTTATTGATGATGTTGTTTACATCCTCCTGAGTAAAGGTTTTGGGTGTTTCTGCCTGTGTAGCTTCTGCAGTCTGATTGACGGTTTCATTTTCCTGATTCACAGTTTCTTGCATTGTGTTGCCCTCCTAATGAGTAATGTTTTCCCTCGTTTCATTGGCACGAGTTGCCGTTTTTTGTGTATTAAAAAAGGATCCGGTTACCGAATCCCTTTTGTCGGAGTTTTTCTTTGAGCTGGAAGATCAATTCTTCTTCCTCCCAGTGGTATGACCTGCAATTTGTACCCCGCATTGTATTTATTACTGAGCCACCTAAGAGCCAATCAACATGATCAATTAGTGATGGAACCACATTGATCACTGTATCGTATGGATGTTCCTCGTTTATGAAATCCCGCCAGAATGCATCATCATGCTTCTTTTCATGTAAAAACATCACATATTCCTGGCGGTACATGGCTTTTTTGTAAAACCACGTTGCAAAATCTCTGGCAAGCCAATTCGGAATGTAAATACATGGGAAACTGCTCCACATGTGTTTAGATTCCACTTCACCGATACGATTAACGCTCCTGCCATCGTTCTTCTCAAAACTTACATGGCAAAAACCACACATGATTTGTTTATCTGCGGCCTTTGTGCGTTCAGCAAACGTGCTGGAGATAATCACATCATCCTGCAGATGCCAACAGCCGCCATCATGCTTTCCACAATATTCAAAGCACTCCATAGCCGCCCAGAGATTGCCCTTGCGTCCCTCATCATTCCAAATGAGAATATCATCACGGCTGATGCCTTGTTCTAAGAGTGATGGCACAAGAAATCCTTCCACATACCACATCCGATCCGGGCATGCGTGTATAACATATCGCTCCATTATGCCTCACTCTCTTCAGCCGCTGAGCTGTTCAATTCCTGCCGTTTTTCATAAGCTGACCGCTTTTGTTCGTTTATTTCCTCTTTATTCCTGGCGTAATTCTGCCGCCTAACAGCATTGATCACATCAGAATTGAATGCGCCATGATAGAAAGAATCCAGATCCTTGTATCCGTCTGTTGCGCCTTGTGCCACCACATCATTCCAGATCTGATCCGCTATGGCATCAGGATCATATCCCTCAATGCCGCCATAATTTCCAAATCTGACCGCATATGTGCAATCACAATTTGAATGGATATGTTCCGCGTGCGCTGCAGCTCCCTGTTTTGTCTGATATTGCCAGCCATTTGCCGCTAATGCCAAACAAAATGCACAGGTATCACCCATTGGAACCCATGCAAACTGTGCGCCGGTATTTGCTTTTTTACCGTATTTTCTCCGGCCTGTGCTGTATGATTCATTAGAATGCGAATCTCTGACAGCGTTCTGCAGTGTAGTATCACATCCGGCTTTCTTTACCAGCCGGCTAACAGCTCCCGCCAGCTCATCAACATTGAGTGATGTTTTTAAGACACCATTAACCGTCTTTGCCACCTCTCCATAGCTTGCAATACTTGCCATCTCTGCTGCAGGAACCGCAACTTTTGACATGGCAGCGGTCGCATCATACATGGCAGCGGATAATGCAGCGGAACCTGTTCCGTACTTATTCACAATCGCATAACAGTACCGGATCAGCGCGTCTGTATTTGCAAAACCGTATTTCTGGACATAAGCAATGATCTTTTGCGCTGCTGTTTCATTGAGCGCCCGCAATTTATCAATATATGCTTTCCAATCTTTAGTGGAAATGTACATTATACCTCACCCAAACCGGCCACAAGTTCAAGACCCTGCGCCATCTGCTCTTGTGCTTTTATTCTGCGGATATCTGCCTTATCAAATCCGATCATCTCAGCGAATACATCCGTCTGAGCGAATCCAGGACGAACGGAAGCAATCTTGATAGCTGCATCTGCTGACATTGCCACTGTAGGCATTGCCGGATTTTTGAAGTGTGCCACAACATCTCTTTGGTCATCACCAAGCTGATCAAGAGATACATTATTGATTATTGCTTGTGCCATCAATGCTATGGTTCTGAGAGAATTGCCATTTCCAACATTAAGCTGTTCAGCCATTCCGATTAATGTCTGACTCTGGGCCAGAATCGCATCTGAGCTTGTCGGGTTTGCATCGTTCACCACGCCGGTATCTGTGACAGATAACCAGTGGCAGCGGAAAATTGTGTTGCAAGGATTCTTACCATTTCAACATGTGGTGAAATATTCCCCTGTGGTAACTGACCAAAAACAGGATTTTCACCTGTCTCCGGGTTTGTGGTCGCTGCTATAAGACTGCCAACATATTGTTTAAATTTATTATTGATTACAGCATCATACTGATCATCAGTAATACCAAGCAAATATTTTTGCGGTGCTGTAGAGAATTCAAGGCCTATAGTTGCATTTGCAATAGTTCTAACATAACCCTGAATCAACCTTCTAACCGGCTCTTTTATCCTGGAACGTCCGAACGGTTTATCTGATGTTGCATTCCAGATCAGCGCTTCCATGAGTGGCCGGCCCATCTTATGAGAATATCTGGTTGCATCCCAAATCGTGCTATTATCACGGCGCTTGATAGAATAGATTGCATCGTCAGTATAGTAATAAATCAATGACGGTTTCCAATTCAGATCATCGTTATCCGGCACAGAATCAATAATTGCAAAACCACAATCAATGCGGCCCTTCTCACCATTCCATTCAGCAGCGGCGGTTTGGGGAGAGTGAAAACGAATTTGACAACCTATCACCGGATCTGCAGATAGCGTTGCAAAAGTACAGCCATATTTCAATTCATCCCTGCAGGCCTTCATATATTCAGCCACAAGATTGTTATTTGCAACAACTCTATCAAGGACATCAATATCCTCACCATTCACGCCAACAAAGCCGTCAAACATGCTGCGTGCGGCGAGAACATCAACTGTCTTTGCACCCCAGGAGCAGCCAATCTCAAGACTTAGCATTCCCGGTGGCAATGCAATGCCAAGATTCACCTCACCCAGAGTCACTTTTCCTTCATAATATTTGTTTTTTTCGTTATTCTTATCCTTATGCTTAGAAAACTGTTTCAATAAGTTTGCAAAACGTGTTCGCTCATAAGTATCAAGGCCTATTACATTGTTTACATCAATTGAAAATTCCATTTAACCAATCCTCATCTGCTTAGCTGGATTTCTCTTACTTGTTTTCGCGCCCCATAAAGCAAGCGCACATGCTTCAATCGGTGCTGAGTTTTCACCACCAAATCCCCAGCCGCCTGATATCGGCCTTTTTACGGAAGTGGTGGCAGAATCATTCAGTAACTCTTGTTTGCTGTACCAAGTCACTGTTTTGTCGTTTATCGCATCGGTCAGATTACTTACTGCCGCTATAACATTTTTAACAGATGGACGGATCACACTGTTTTTCGCCTTCCAGGTATCTGCGATCTTATCCACCAACACATCAACACCATTGCGCCCGTCAATCACCACGCATGATGCTTTTTTGTATCTATCATTAAGCCAATCACCAAGCCATTGAAGACCTTGCCCTGTGCTTTTGACTTCAATTATGCTGATCCGCGCTGGGCCATCTTGCGGGATAACTGCACCAGCCAAGCAAACTGTTGAGCCATCAGCCGTGAATTTGACACCATACGCGGTTTTGCCTTCCGGTTTTGGATCTTCTGACATACAAGCGGCCCATTTTTTCTTATCCAGTGCAAAATCTTCCTTCTGCGTCACAACCGGAGTCCACCATCCTAACCGCTCTCGGGCAAATGTATCCGGTGTCATCTGTTCACATTCACCTTCAATAGTGGTTATTAAGATCCGGCGGCCAAGAGCAGGATTCGTTTGCGCCCAACGCTTTTTGTCTGCCACATCGCCAATATCTTTAACAGAAAATTCAAACCATGCTGTTGATTTCGTCTTTTTATCAAGAGCCTTCTGTCGGATATCCCGAAAAACTGTTCCTGTACAATTCGGATCCGGCGGAGTGCCGACATAAATCGTTTGCGGATTCAAGCTGGCGGAAATAGCCGGAAGAAATGATGCTTGTGCATCAGTATCCAGCTCCTGAGCCTCATCAAAAATCAATAGATCTCCATGTTGGCCTCTTCCACCGTTGCGAGTGCGTGCCAAAAACTTAACCCTTGCACCGCTTTTAAGGATGATCTGCTCACGACCAAGCGCGGTTTTGATATCCTTGACATATTTCCTCAGTTTATCTGTATCAAAAAAGGCAGCCATTTCCTCAAAGGTTTCTGTGGCTGTCTTCTGTAGATGCGCCGTATAAAGAACCTGTTCATTGTACAAGATCATGCCGCTTTCAGCTCTGCCCGCCACAAGGCCTGTTTTGCCATTTTGACGCGGTACAGATCCGCCGCAAGTTTTGCACAACCATTTTCCTGACGGTGAAAACGATAACCAATCATCCAGGATATCTCCCTGCCACGGATCTGGTATCATTCCACCTATCTGCAGAACCTTAGCTGCTGCAAAACCATCTGACTTATCATACTTAGGCGCGATTCGTGCGGACGGCTCCTGGCTGCCCATCTCTGCTGTTAAGGATTTCCGCGATCTCATCCCCGTTTGATTCCGCTCCTTCAATTTCCTCGATTTCTTTTATAGTTTCCCGGTATTGTTTCGCTAACGAGGCATATGAACGGTCCTCTGCAACCGCCATAACCGCCTTTATATTGCTTTCAAGTTCTTTCAATTTCTCCAATCGTGTCATTGGATCACCTTTGGTTAAATAACACCTGTGTGTAAATCGGCGCT